CCATGTATTTATCTCCTAGTAAGTCATCGCGCTCACGCCAATTATACCGCGTTCTGCGCTTGAAATAATGAATCCATCGACGATGGGCTCAAGTGTTGTAACTGTTACCTGCATGCTATTTGGACTGATTTCCCACTTCAAGCCCTGCACCTGCAAGGTCTTAACAATGGTTGAATTGTCCGGTTGGACGTTTGAGATTCTGACGTTTGTAAAGTATTCTAAGCCAATCATTGTGTTTGTTGGGACTGCTGTATCTAGTAGATCAACAGTCATGGCATCAATGCGAATTACTGTCTCTGCTCGGGTAGCCACATAAGTTGCAGCAATATTAAGGGCATTGGCGTCAGTATCAATGACAAGTTTTTGGGCTGAATATTGGTGAGGGAAGTACTTAGTCACGCTGGCAGCGTTTTGATAGGTCTGGGCTGTACCGCCTATGCGCTGGATACTTGCTGTATTGATGATGAGTTTGTCATCAAAGGCAAAGACTAGATTGCGATAAGGAATTCCAGTCGTCTGATTAAACTCAATAGGAGTGCCAGAGATAGATGAGGCTACTTGATTGCGGCTCTTAAAGATTGCTGTGCCTGATCCGTCTATGTAAAAAGCGCCCTGCTCCGAAAACTCAACATTCTTGAGGGCTTCTAGAGATAGACGAAGTGTGCCTGGGTCTGCCTGGCAAAGAGAATTGTTTGCTGTAGTAATAGTTCTCATGTTGCTAGGGAATTGAATCTGGTCAAGAATCTTGCCTATTCGTGTGCCTGTTGCCTGTCCTGCACCGGAGTCTGCCACAGTAGTAATCTGGGCTAGGTTAAATAGGCGAAAAGCGTCAGCTGCATAAATATCTACATAGCCCATGTTCTCTGCCTGGTCATAGGTATATCGATATTCTGTTGTGTAGCCCGAAAATAAAAACTTTGAGGTTGTTGATGTTGTGGCTGATACGCGAATCTTGCGAAGTGGTACTAGGTAGCCATAGTAAGGCGATGCTGTGTTCTGTGGATTAAAGTAAGAATTAGGGTCAAGAACTCTAATGACTGCTGTGCCTGATACATAGGTGTCGGACTGGATGTTGCGTCCACGATCTATAGTAATGCTTGTTACGTTGGGAGTTAAGTCAACTATTGGGTCTGGGACTGTAGAACTAGCCAGCGTTCCTGTACCTAGAATTCCATATTTAGAGTCGCCAATCGTAAAGGGATAACCAAAGGTAGCGCCAGATGAGAAATCAAAGGATACCGAGATAGTTGCTGGTAGCGCCATTTATCTCTCGCTTGTAATTCGATTAACTGATGATCCGATTCCTGAAAGAGATGAGTCTTGTAACGCAGAGGCTACTGCCTTGCCGTCAATTTGAACGATGACTGGCGCTCCACCACCGCCATAGATTCCTGCGCCGCCTAGTCCACCATAATTATTTGAGCCAAGGTTAGGGGTTACTTTTGGCAAAACTGCCACGTTTGTAACTGGCATACCTCCACCACCTGCTTGTCCTGCACCTGCCAGACCGCCATAGTTTCCTGTGCCTGTATTGATGCCACCGCCACCGCCTGCGCCAGAGATAACTACCGCGCTACCTACGTTTGCAACTTGTCTAGCCTTAATCATAAGCATGTCTAGGTACGCTTCCCATGAGGCAAAAGGATTAGCAGCTTGTGGAAGGCTTGCCAAGTCTTTAGCAATCTTCTCGCCTAGTCCTTGAGCCTTTGCAAGCTCGTAAGTAAGTAATTGGGCTTCCTTGGTATTGCCTGTAAGCAAAGCAAACTGAAGTTCTACGCGCTTACGATCTTCATCAGATAACTGACCCTTGAGGGCTGCAATGAGTTGAATTTGCTCTAAGTCAAAAATTGAGCCAGCCTTCTTAAGCAATGCTTGTTTTTTCAGTTCTGCTGTGTTGCTCTTTACCGCCTTAAGTCTGTCTTGTTCAGCCTTACGCGCTGCCCTAGATGCTTGTCCTGCTGCTACAGAATCCTGACCACCGGCAAAGAATCTACGAGCTGTAGGGCGTGGTTTTTTCATAAACCCCGTTGGGTCTCCAGCAAAGACTAAATCGGCAAGCGGTTGAGTAGTTCTAATAAATGCAGCAACTACTCCTGCCGCAAAATCAAAAGGACCAAGTATTGTTTTGATAAATGTAGCAAAATTCTCTGTTGCTTCTTTTGTGTTGTCTGCAACTTCTTGCATGTCTGCTGCCAAACCAGCAGCGCTTGTATTGCCAGAAAGAATTAACAACGCATTTACAAGCCCTTCACCAATTGTTTCTTGTGCAGTTCCGGCAGCCGTTGAAAGTCGCTCCATCTTTCCTGCGTAAGTTTCAAGATATTTTGCTGATGCTCCTGAATAAACACCTGTTAATTTCTTTTGAATGTCATATACGCTCATTGTTTTCAATTGAGTTTGTGTCAGACCAAGATTGTATTTTTTTAGTCCTCTGGTATTTCCAACAAAAGCATTAGCTAAATCTTGCGCAACAGTTGTAAGTTCAATTCCTGAACCTCTAGAAATGTCAATTGCATCTCTTAACATAGTCTGGGATTGAACTAAATCGCCAGTAGTGGTGAGCAAGGCTTGGAAGGCTGGGCGCAATGAATCGTCTGCTACGCCTGATGTCTTTTCAAGATTTGTAATAAAGCGAGCTATGGCAGGGTTTGACATAGATAGCCCAAGGTTATTGACTGCTCCTGCTAAACGAGTGGCAGCCGCTTGATCTGCTGCAAATGCTCTAACAGATGCTTTGCCAAAATTTATAACCGCCGCTGTTCCAAGGCTTAAGCCTATGGTTGCGCCAAGGCTTTTAATTTGGCGCTGTAGTTTGTGAGCCGCTGTTTCGGCTTTTCTAAATCCTCTAGTATCGGCTTTTGAGCCAATCAGGATTTCTTCTTTGAATGCCATTATGCTGCCTTCCCTAATTTGCCCTTGGCTGCGTTAGCTCTAAATTCAGTTAAGGCTTTATCTATTGCCTTCATTGTTGCGCCTTCTGCAAGTCCACGGTTAGCAGCCCAAGCGCGGTAGATAAGTCTCCCTCGACCTTTAAGGCTTGAAACTAGCGGTGGAAGGTTTGCAATAAATTGCTGACCGGCTTTAGGGTTACTCGACTTGCTAACCTTGTTGCTTCTGCTATTGGCTTTAGGACCAACCCAAGGCTGACCCTGATCACCATTTCGACCAGCGCTTTCAAAGATTGCACCCACTCGGCTATTGTTTTGAACGCTAGCCATAGAACTAAACCCATTTGCATTTATCTTGCTAGGTGTTGTCTTGTAAGTAATGCCACCAATAATTATTGCAGCATTATATGTTGGAAACTTGCCTTCACTAAAAGAGCGACCAGCCCAGCCAGACATAGGAGAAGTTGCAGGAACAAAGCCCTTGGCTTGGCGTACAACTGGACGCAAGGCAGCGCCTATCTCTTTCTTTAATGCTTTTTCTAGGTCAGGCGTAAAGCGGCGCATGGCTTTGCGTAAATCAGCGTTGCCGCGGATTTCGATTCTTACTGCCATCGCTTCGCTCCTTTGCCAAATCCTTAAGTACTTCAATGTGCGCCTTAAACGCCACCGCAGGTAGTTCCACGATGGATTGGAAAGGAACTCCGTATTCGTAACTCAAGCGAGCTGCGAGATAGGTGATGGAGTTCCTATCCACCCTTAGACTAAAGGGTCAGATTCAAGCACCTCAACATTTTTAAGAGTTGAGATAAAATCTTCACCAAAAGGTTTGACTGTTTCACCCGAACGTCTAATTGCTTCCCAGCACAGCCAAAACACATCTGACTGCTTCTGATCCTCAATCAAGGCTTTGTGAAAGCCTTTCTTGGCATATTGTTCAAAGCTGTACTCAAGAATAGGAGATATTTCAAACTCCTGTACTTGTCCATCAGCCCTTGTTACTTTGAGTTTTGCCATGTTAGCCCCTTAGTTAGTTATTACGCTGTTGTAATAGCGATTGTACCGGATACGTTCCAAGTTACAGATTGAGTTGAAAGGTCTCCAACTGCACCATTTACAGGTGTTGTGTTATTGACTAAGCAAGTCATTGTGTAAAGAGGATTGCTTGAAGATGTTGCAGCAGAAGTTTGCTTTACTGTTACCACTACATTGTTTGCAAATACTGAAGATGAATTCAATGTCTGAAGTGTTTTGCTTGTTAGCGCATCATTAAAGAAATCGATTGTAATTGATGATGCTTCCAATCCAGCTACAAAACGATGACCAGAATCGCCCATCGCTGTAACTTCGAGCTCATCTACTGAACGGTTAATTGTTACAGAAGATACTAGTGTTGAGAGATCAACCGCGTTAACAGTTAGAACCACTCCATTGCTTAGATAAACTGCCATTTGGTTATTCCTCGTCCTTCTTAGTTGTTGGTTTTGATGCTACTGGCGCTACCTGACCGATTTTAATCAGGAAGGCTTCGTTTTCTTTTTCCCATTGTGCCAAATCGGTCACGATTAGCTCCATTCCGTTAGGGTACTGATTGCAATGTCGCAAGTCAGTAAATCACCAGAAGCGATTGACAGGACGCTAGGCGCGCTGACGCTTCCTACGTTAAATACAATGCTGGACGCTTCAAGGAGCGCAAAGACCCGAACTACGTCGGCTTCGATGCCAGCAAGGTTGCCCTCATTGTCAAGCAATGGGACAAGGATAGAAATCTTAAAGTTTGCCATTGGTGCGATGGCTGTGTAGTCATTATTGGTAGGCACAATGTATGGGTCTGCCGGAGTCAAAATGAGGCTGTTAGCAATAGGTGTGGCAGGTGGAAAACTAAATACAGAGTACAACGAGTTATCGGTCAAAGCCGATGCAATAGTTGTGCGGAGTGTGGTTATTGCTGTCATCAGCCCACCATTGAATTAGGGCTCAAGTAAGGAGCAATAAGTCCTCGAACGCGAGCGATGAGCTGTGAGGACATGGAATACATGTTGCCCATAGATCCGTCGGGTTGCATACCATTGCCAGAGTTAGTCTGACGAGCAGTCCAGATAGATACGCAAATCATAAGGCTTGCTTCTCTAACTGCTGGAATTGTTGCATAGGTATTCTGTGTTACGCCAGAGACAATGCCAAAAGGAACGCAAGGGTGGTATTCAGCAGCCGTAGGGCTACCAGTCACCGCAAAAGTAATGGTATTTTCACCAACGCCTGTAATGGTCTTTGTGCCATTAAAAGGAGTGCCGTTCTTGGTAATGGTTACTGATTGCCCAACGTAGTATGTGCCGGTAACTACTTCTTCAAAGTAAAGAGTTCCCTCTGTGGTTGTGTTGCTATGAGCTATATTGTAATTCTCGTTCTTCCATAGAAAAGGCAACAATACGTCATCAGCGGCATCGCAAACTTCTTGAATGGTGGCGTCTGAATAAAGACTGCCAACGCCAAGAGCTGCTTTAAGTTCTG